GGTGCTCTGGAATCCGGGTGTTCGAGGAGAAAAGCTGGCTATTTTACGCACAAATCGGCAAAGCCGAATCAGCGCTCATAACTTATTGATATGCAAAGGAAAAATCTAGGACGTCTCGACAAGTGTCGAAGAACTGTCGAAATCCGCCAGCGGGTTGAGTCGAATAGCGTCCCGCAGGTACTCCGGCGACAAATGCGCATAGCGCATGGTCATGTTCAGCGACGAATGCCCAAGAATCTCTTTCAGCGCCAGGATGTTTCCACCGTTCATCATGAAGTGGGAAGCGAACGTATGGCGTAGCACATGGGTGCACTGTCCTCTTGGCAATACGATACCGCAACGCTTCACCATCCGTGCAAACGCCTCCCGACAAGAGGGAAAGCGATTCCGACCGGCGAAATATTTCTCAAGTCGAGCCTGCAAGTCTGTCGAGATTGGTACGGATCGAACACGCTTTGATTTGGTATTGGAGAAGACCACCGATCCATCCCGGACCATGGGCAGAGTCAACCCTTGCGCTTCCGACCAGCGAGCCCCCGTCGCCAAGCAGACCTCTGAAATCAATGCCAAGTGGGGAAAGGTCGAATAGTCCCGGAGCGCTGACACCAACACCGCTACCTGATCCTTAGACAGGAACGATACAACCGACTGTTGAGGCTTCAACGGCTTGAGACGATCCAAAGGATTCGGATAGTCGATATCGCCGAGCCTACGAAGCTCGGTGAATACTGTTTTCAGATACGAATAGCGAACGTTTATAGACCTAGGTAAGGCGCCCTCCTCCAACTCACGCTTCCTGAACGCGACCAGATCAGCAGTGGTGAACCTCTGCCCCACCGGGTCACCCAGGCGAGACGCGATCAGCAATAGCAAATTCTTACGACGCCTCCCGCTGGTAATCGAGTGCCCATGCAATTCATACCAACGCTCTATAAGTTCCGACAGCAGTCGCTTATCTTGCTGAACGGGGTTCCACTCCCGCTGTCGCGCATGCTTCGTCCGCACCATCGCCTCGAACCGCTGGGCTTCGCCCTTGGTCTTGAAACGCTTCCTAAAACGCTTGCCCTTGATCGGCTCAACGTCGGCCAGCCAGCGGCCATCCTCAAGCTTGGTGATCGCCATCAGATCGCGTATCCCCGCCGTAGATACCGATCACACATCAGCTTGTGTATGTGCCTTTCCAGATCGCGACGAGTCCAACCCTTGGCGAGATAGTGGTCTTCGATAACGTGCCAGAACTCCAATTTGCGGGCGGACTCAATCGCTTTTTTTGCGGGAATCCGCTCCCGCGCAATCAGGCTCACGAACTGGCCGAGGAACATCTCGCAGTTGCGCCCGCTAAAGCCCTTGGCGGTCTTGTAATAGCGCCGGTACTCAGCGCGCTCGATCAGCGGATCGCACTCAACTTGGACGCGGGCGTCCTGGCTGATCAGGCTCCAGAAGGGATCGTAGACCGCCGACCGACTCAGCAGCTTGAAGCTTTCGCAGGCGTAGCCCCACAGCCCTTGCAGATGCGGGCAAAGCCCCTCATAGGTGCGACAGCCCATAACCTCCCCGGAGGCCATACGCGAGCCTTCGGAGAACTGTTGCACCACCGAGTGATGGAAGCGGAATTCGATGCGCCAGACCGTCTCCAGGGGGTTATAGGCTGGGTCGCCATCGCCGAACGGATCCCCGTTCAAGGTCGCCCACACGCTTTCCCAATAGTCGAGCTTGTCGGTGGCCCGAGCCTGGAGGGTCTTGTTATAGATCGACAGTTGCAGACCGTTGGCCGAGCCGAACATGTACGTCTCGCCACGCCCGTAGACAGAGGCGTTGCCGTCGAACTCGATCCGCTCGATCCCGCTGATTTGCCGCACCCGACGCGAGCGGCAATGCATGCGATCCACCAAATCGCGAGGCGGTTTCCAGCCTTGTACGTCCAGGGCGATATGCACAGCGGCTTGGTTGGTCTCGCAGTGACTCAGCACCGCTGCGGCCAGGTCATCCAGCACGCCCTGGAGGATCCGCGGATCGGCGCCATCGAGGGCGTGAGGCGATACCTCGATCTTGAGGTGCGAGCCAATGGTGTCGACCTTGATGTTGTGGTTCTTGATCAGCAGGATCAGACCCATTTCAGCGTTCTGCAGGCGGTACTGATAGCCAGAGTCGCGACCGATGCGGCCCTTGGACCACTCGTAGCCGGCGAACTCGACCACATCTACCGAGAGGTCAAACAGCGCCATGACTTCCGGCCGGAGTTTGCCGTTGTACAACTGCCGCACCGTATCCACGCCGCACCGCAGGATGCGCACCCCTGACAGGTCGGTGAACGCCCCCGTTATGGAATCAACGAAGAGCCGTCCCTTGGGGGAGTCCAGCAGTTGTCCGTCGGGTTGCAACAGGAGGCGGTTTTGATGAATCGGTTTCACTTTCTTCATGGGCTTACCCAGCAATGTCCATTAATGTCCAAAACACAGGGCGTTTATCTGACGTGTTACAGGGGCGTCGGCCGCGCCTTCGGCCTATCGCTCATGCCTTGCGCTCCCGGCCGGCGGCGCGGCCCGCCCCTCATGGCGGCGCCCCTACCGCCGCTAGCGCCGTCATCACCGTCCACCAGTGATGCAGCGCCCAGCCCATCGCCACCGGAACGAGGAATTCCCAATCGATCATTTCTGCCTCCAGGGCCGCGAGGCGTATTCGGAATCGGGGACGATGGTCAGCGGCACCTTGTCAGGTTCGCGGGCGCCCGCTGCCGATGGCGGCAGGTTGAGCAACGGCGGCACGCCAGCGACCGCCACCGGCCGGACCGAGGAGCCGGCACAGGTGACGGTCCCCTCCCATTCCCCGTAGAGCAGTTCGGCCACGCACTCGCCGCGTGGCTTGATCGCGTAGCCGGATCCCACGAGTTGCCAACTGGTGAGTTCCAGGTGCCGGCCGGCAGGGTCATCCAGGGCGAACATGTAGATATCGCCCTTCGACGGCATGTAGGCGTGGGCGAGGATCGAAATCCGCCGATCGGCGAAGGGATGGGCGTTCAGATCAACAGGCGCAGCAGCAGGCCCATCAGGTACAAGCCCAGGAGGAAGAAAGCTATTCGCAGCAGGACGCGCTGGAGCAGCCACAGCAGCAGGCGCAGTAGCGGTCGGAAGAGGCTTAGGAGTAGGCGCGGAAGCCGCCGGATCAGGCTTAGCACCAATAACCCGCATTGGCCCCATATAGCTAACAAAGCCAATAGTGCCGGCCAGCAATGCCAGTAGAAGAACCAGCTTAGGCGACCGGAAGAGGCTCTTGCCCGCCTTGGTGTCTTGGGTCTTGCCGGTGGCCGTGGACTGGTAGAGGGCGAAGGTCTGCTTTCGGATCCGCTTGTATTCGATGATGGTGCCATCGGCGGGCGGACGGTTGAGTTGGGCGTCATGCTGGGCCTCCTTGTAGCGGCCAGGGATGCCGATCACCGCGAGGTTGGAATGCTTGTAGGCCATCTCGCAGGTCATGCGGATGTCGTCGCGGATGTAGGAGATGTTCGGCGTGGTGAGGACGATGTCCCAGTTGAAATGCCGGTGCCGGGTCCAGGCGTCGAGCCAGCCCATGGGGCGGTCGGCCGCGTGGGCCGCTTCCGGTCCACCGGGGTAGTCGAAGCGCTCGAGGTCTTTTTCCCGCCAGGACTTGGGAAACAGCAGTTGGGTTTCGTCGAAGATCAGGAAGGCCCCGCGGGGCGCCCACTGAAACCACGTGCGCATCTTTTCGAGGTCTTCCAGCGACTCCAGATCGAGGTTGATGATTTCCGCCGTGTTGGGCAGGTCCGGGAAGACCTGATAGGCCCGCTCCAGGGTGAAGCCGCGCACGTTGGTGATGATCACCCGCCCGTCTTTCAGCGCGGGCACGGCGTCATCTTGGATCGCGCCTGAGGTCTTGTAGGAGCCATTGGGGCCGTGATGGATCTTGATCGACACGGATCACCTCCCAATGAACGGCACGAAGCGCATGCAGAAGCGCGTCGCCGCCGCGACCATGATGATGTTCAGCGCCTGCGGCACGCCGAAGAAGGCCAGCCCCGCCGCAATCGGACCCGGCAGCGCGGCGTACATGCTGCGGATCATCTGCGGCACGCCGAGGCTGTCGATCAGTTCGCGGGCGGCGGTGTAGCTGACATCGATCAGCAGGATCAGGGTCTGGAGCGCGGCGTACATCGACGCCTTGGTGGCGACCACCAGGCCGTCGCGCACGAAGTCATAAATGCCTTGGGCGAAGAAATCCCAGATCCACTGGAAGAAGGCGATGATCTGATCGAGAAAACCGGAGAGCCATTCCATAGGGTCAGTCCCTCAGCAGTATGAAAGCGGCGATCAGCGCGGCCATCAGCAGCAGCGCCACACGCAGGTTGGAGAGCTGGTCGGCGTAGTCGGCGACGCAGAGGGAGTAGGATCGGCCCCAAATGGTCATGGACTCGCAGGGAAGCTGGCCGCCGCCTTCCGCCAGGTTGAGGTCGAACGCGCCCTTCATCTGATCGACGTTGGCCCGGACCTTGTCCTTGAGTTCTTTCTTGGCCTGCTCGACCTTCTGTTCCCAGGTGGCGATGGCGTCATCCCAAGTGCCGGGCTTGGGTTCCTTGAGTTCGCCGCCGGGGCCGGCAGGACCGGGGGAGCAGTCCTGTTTCGCCGGGTCGCAGTTGCCGCCATCGCCGCCACCGGTTCCGCCGCCGCTGCCGTCGCCTCCCCCGCTTCCATCGCCGCCGCCCTCCCCATTGCCGCCGCTCCCATCGGAGCCACCGGTGCCGCCGTCGCCACCCCCGTTGTCATTGCCGCCGCCGTTGTCGCCCCCGCCATCGCCGCCACCGGTGTTACCGCCATCACCGCCATCGCCCCCCGGCTCAGTCGGATCCGTGGGCGTCTTGACGCAAGTCGTCCCGGACCAGCTATAGCCGGGAGGACAGCCAGGGTCATTCGGGTCGGACGGCGGTTCGTCGGGATTGGTCGGCGGGGTGTCGTTCAACGAGGGACCGGTCATGCCGGGATTGCCGGAGTCAGCGGCGCAGGCACTACCGTCCGTCATCAACACGTAGTTGCAGAAGCCTTGGTTGTCGCTGCCGGGATAGCGATAGCAACTGGTGGTCTTCGAGGTGGTCGGCAGGTACTGGCAACCATTCTTGCAGGCAGTGGGCGGCGAGCTATTCACGAAGTTTCTGCCGCCCGACACGAAGATGTTCGAGGGCGGTGAACTGAACAGATCCGTCAGCCCTTTGATGCAGTTGTTTTCCGGCGGCGTTTCACACACTCCCGTTTGCGCGTTATACGTGGAGCCCTCAGCACAACCGGTGCCCTTGCGCATGACGGAAATAGTGAAATTCGGCTCAATACGATTCCCGTTGAAATAACGAAACACCGTGCACACATAGTTGGTCGAGCCCCTCATCTCCCGCGAATTGATCACCATTTCAACCGTGGGATATTGAGCCTTATACATTCCCAGCCCGACCTCACAAGCCGCACTAGGACTGGTAAACCGGTCAGGAGCAGTCGGGCCGTTTAATTGCCAGTAATAAGGCTCCGCGTAGGCACTCCAGCTACACAACACCAGCAACACGGCGCAGACCTGGCGCACCAGGGCGAACCAACGCGCACGCTTTTCAATCCTCATGACACTTCCCTCAAGCAACAAAAAGCCCCCTGCCGGAAACTCCGGAGGGGGCTTCCGCCTCGGTCTGTTCGGTTAGAAGAATTCGCCGGTCCGGTACCCGGTGATGAAGGCGCCGGCGAAGAACGCCCCCAACCACACCGACCAGAGCACCCGTTACGCCTTGCGCAACATGCTGTAGACCAGGCCAGCGACGGCCAGAATCACCAGGGCGCCGACGATATAGCCGCCGATGCTGGACATATCACCCTTGCCCTCGGTGATTGCGGCCTCGACCGCGCTGGTGTCGATCACCCCGGCGAAGGCCGGCAGCGAAGTCGCGGCAGTGACGGAACCGGCGATGCACAGGTTGCGGAACGAGGCGACCGGGCTGAACTTGGCGATGCGTTGCTTCATTGCTTTCATGGTGTTTCCTCTCTATTTGGCTTTACGAAGAAGTGACGCGACCCAGCCAATCAAAAGCCCCGTCACGAACGATCCCAGGACGCCAGCGGCACCGATGCCGAAGGCTTCCGGGGAGAAACCACCGTTGACCAGGATGTCCACGTATCCAGCGGCCTCGGGCGGAATCAGGTAGGCCTGTTGCCATGCGAGTTCGCGACACGCCATGAAGCCCTCGGGAGTCGAGGTCCACGCGGTACACACCTGCACAGCGACAACGCCTGACATAGCGATCAGTCCTCAAACAGCCAGGGAGGCCGCTAGGCCGTCGATCCAGCCCCAGGCGTAGCCGGTGGCCAGACCTACCGCGAACAGCGAGAGATAGCGGAGCATCTCGGCCTCCTACGGCTTACGCCTTGGCGTCCGGGGACTTGTCTTGTTTGTCCTGGCCCTGCGGCTGCTGGGCCGGGCGCGGGGCTTGGGCCTGTGCTTGCGGGCGGGCCGGGGCTTGGGCGGTCGGCGCCATCGGCTTTCCGCCCACAGCCAGCAGATCCACAAGGACTTGCGTATTGGTGATCCGACCGAAACGGTCTTGGGTCGGGCGGACCACGCTGGCGAACTTGCAGAGCACCGGCTGGCCTTCGAAAACGATGGCGTCCAGCAGGGTCGGCTCGATGTTGTATTCGCTGATCTCGAAGCCCTTGGCGTTGCCACGGGCACCTTCCGGGATCGGGGCGATGGACTGGACCGAGGCGTAGATTTCCCCGGTCTTGGTCGAGGTGTAGGTGTCGGTCTTGGTGACCCACAGTTCGACGACGCCGCCTTGGGTTGCAAACATGTTCATCGGTGTTTCTCCTTCAATTCGCCTTTTTCGGCGTGAGTTGTCCCGCTGCTGCAAATTCGGCTGTTTCGCCTTCATTCAGCGGTGTTGGGTGAAAGTGATTTGTCGGGCGATCCCTTCGGGCCGGGCTCTATTCGCTAGCGAACCAAGCCAACCACAGGTGTTCGTCTCGGCCCATTCGGGTAACGATCCCTATCGCAACGTCGTCTCCGACGGCCAAGGGGAACGCTTCCCCTTGGAACCCGCAGAGCAACACCAAGGGCTCTGCCCTTGTCATCCCGCTCTTGCCGCCGAGGGCTCGGGAGCGCGGGGCGGAGGAGCTGCCCCACACTCCCCAGCGGAGGCTGTTTCAGGGGGGAGGCGTTCAAGGGTGCGCTGCGCCCGTGCTTCCGTTCGCCGGAACGGTGAAGCTGTTCCGACGAGCCGGGAGCGCGGCCCTTGACCGGATCGGCCACGGTGCGGGCGGCCTGGATCAGGCAGAGCAGGAGCAGCGCTTTCAGGGTGTCAGCGAGCATGGGTCAGCCCTCCAGTTGGAATGCTTCGCGCACGGGCACGAAGGGCGTGGGTTTCCCGCTGTCGTACACAACGTGCCAGTACTTCGGCGGACGCCGGGACGGGTCGTGTTTCGCGCAGAAGGAACGGGGACGGCAGAGCCAGCGGCCATCTTCCAGATAGGGCAGCCCAGGGGGCCGGCAGTCCGGACACGGCGACGGGCTGTGCAATGGGATGGCCTGCCTTGCGGACCAGCACACAGAGCAGGCGCAGTCCGGGGCGTGGGTTTGGTGCAGGTAGTAGGGACTGGCGGCCATGGTTCATGCCCTCACCCCACGGATGCGGTACACCTGCCGAGCGCGTTCGCGGGTCAGGCCGAAGGAGCGGCGAGCTTCTTCTTCAGTCGGGAAGATAGCCACCAACTCTTCGACCCAGCGTTGGCATTCCACGCGGGAAATGCCCTGATGGACGCGATGCCAGCGACGTTGCCGGGTCGGGCCGTGGAAGGTGCACATCTCTACGAGGTAGCGCAT